AAAGCTACATTATATACGCAGATCAAGCAGCATGCCGGCATACGCGCATATATATGATAGTATTGTGTGCCAGATTGATATAGTGCGAGAGTAAGCGTGTATTATGATGGTGTATTATGATTGATGGATTATTAAGCTCCATCTGACCATGTAAAAAATAGTTATCACGATGATAATTAATTATCACACTAATCATCGGCTTAACCGATCAATTATTATTTCCATATTTGATATACATTATATGCATTAATATACATTAAATACTGCATAATTATACTGTATATTAGTGCTGGATATCAGCAAGTAATCAGGTAACATATATCCAAGTGCGTACAAATGGCATAGATTAGCCATCTATAGGGCATTGTCTGACCTTCTCTGATTTATACCAAATAGTTATTTTGTATAGTTCGATGTATAAATCGCAAGGAACTCCCTGCACACATTTTCCAAAAAAGTGAAGCCAGTGAAGCCATTAAAGGGTGGATTTGCCATCAAATAGGTTGAAAAGAAGGGCGGGGGGGCTTGGTTTCGCAAGGCATCCCCCCCGGTTTCAGGAAAGTACTTATATACTCCCTCTCCATATTTTCTTCATTCTACTTTTTTACTATTAAGTTGCACAAATGGCAACTCAAATACAACATATAGTGTATACTTCGCTTTCATGTCGCATGATGTCAGTCACAATGTTGCATATTGCGCCTACTTGTAATATAATGTAATTGGGTAGAGATACCAGGCAGGATATAATGCTCGGTTAATAAACGCGGGTGGAGCGCAAGAGCATAACGGGTGCTGGGTTATTATATACGTATAGGGGAGTAAGCACCCGATTGGGTTTTTAAAACACCCTTAAATGGCTAAGTTACGCCAAGAGTAGACACCTTAAGAACATACGAAAAAATCGTCAAAATCGACCATGTTTATACGAAAAAATCGTAGGTGAAAAATAATGCAAAAGGCCGTAAAAATCACGAACTATATTAATCCTGAAACTGGTGAAGTACATGATGTCAGTTCGTTTGTAGATATGCAATTTGATGATAATGGCTATTTATTTTGGGCGAAGAAGAGTAATGTACGAACATTTTTAGAAGTCCCATTGCCCGATACGTTCACCTGGGCCGAACGTGGGCGCATAGAAGCATTAAGGCATTACATCCTAAAGGATAACCAACTACTTGTATATCGTTCTCATGGTTCAATTAGACCGCTTTCAGAACTGGAAATAAGTAACATACTCCAGATGTCGCATCGGCAATGTAGAATTTTGATAAACAAAATGGTCGATAATCACATCATTAAGTCAGTGAGAATATCCGGAATCACATACTATGCATTTAATCCCCTTTATGGCGTGAAGGATAAACGATTAAGTATTCAGGTGTTTATCATATTTCAGGAGGAGTTGCAACTGGTATTACCGCAATGGGTGATATTAAAGTTTGTGGCACAAGCCGAAGAATTAAAACCAATGATTGAGATATTAAAGTAAATACGCATGTGGTGGCAGGTAAATACCTGAGCGGAGGTTTTAAAATCCTCGTCGCAATGATGAAAAGCATTGCCCACATGCTTATTTTAAAAGACCTCAGCACGCCTATGAATAAAGCGTACCACGCTGAGGCATTTAAGTGGTAGTTAAAGGCTATGCATGGCCGATTACTGCAAGACCGCATGTGGGGGCAGCGTTGCGACGCTATTCTACATACCCAGTATCAATGCGGAACGTGCGCTGACAGAGGCAATGCGCACAATAATTTAATATTTTCTGCATTGTGCAGCCCATGGCTGGGTTATCAGCCAAACGAAGGGGTGCAATGCAATTGTGTTGTGCCCCTTATTTTTATTCATGGGAGGTAATCTTTATGGCATTTCAAAAAGGAAGAGCGAAATACAAGTGGCCGGATGATTATGAAGAACTTAAAAATGATATTGATGATTATGTCCGTAACACATCAATAATTGTTAAAAATCTTCGTGGACTGCGCCGGTATTTAAAAGATGTCACAAAGGAAACTTTCAGCGAGTGGCAGACCAACCTTAAAAAATACGGCAACCAAACATACGGAACTGATAACGATACAAGTTATCGTCACCTTTTAGAAGATGCTTACGATGATATTTGCAACGATCTGCTCCAAAGTGGAGCAGCGGCAAATGGTAAAACTACAATGCAAGCAATGGAACTTAATAAGTCTTTTGGGTATAACCGCCAGGACGACAACCAAACTCAGGTTAAAATCCAGATAGAATTGCCGGAAGAAATGAAACAATATGCCAAGTAAGTATTTAAAGTTTGCCAGTAAAATAAAGTTTGACGGTACACCTTCCGAAAGACAAAAACTGTTCTTGACCGATGAACACAAATACATAGCATATGGCGGTGCCCGGGGCGGCGGGAAATCATGGAGTATAAGAGAAAAGACCAAATTACTTGCTATACAGTATCCGGGAATTAGAATGTTGTTGCTTCGCCGTACACTCGGAGAACTGTACGAAAATCATACGATTCCATTGGTTCATGACCTAAACGGAATTGCCACATATAGGGATAGTGAGAAGTGTTTTAACTTTGTGAACGGCAGCCGCCTTAAACTCGGATATTGCGACATCGAAACAGATGTTGAGCATTATCAGGGCAATGAATATGACGTTATTTTCATGGATGAAGGTACGCAGTTTACGGAATATCAATTCAGATGTCTTTCTGCTTGCGTCAGAGGTGGAAGTCCTAACCATCCCAAAAGAATGTATGTCACATGCAACCCAGGTGGCGTCGGTCACGAGTGGGTAAAAAGATTATTCATAGATAAATCCTATACGGAAGATGAAAACCCTGCCGACTATTCGTTTATTCCTGCAAAGGTATATGACAATGATTATCTGATGAAGAATAATCCCGAATATTTGAAAACCCTTAAATCACTTCCACTTGAACTTAGGGAAGCGTGGCTAAATGGTGAATGGGATACGTTCGTAGGTAAATATTTCACAGAATTTTCAAAGGAAAATCACGTCATTGAACCGTTTCCCATATCGAAAGATTACCGTCGATATTATGTGAACGATTACGGTCTTGATGCTCTCGCGGGATTGTGGATTGCAGTTTCACCGGATGAAACGGCCTATGTCTACAAAGAAGTTTTTAATGGAAAAGACGCTGAAAACAGTGTGGGTCTGACAGTAAGTGAAGCTGCGAAACTCATAAAAACACTTGAGGGCAGTGATAAGCCGGACTTGCGTATTGCGCCCCCTGATTTATGGAGCAGACAAAAAGACAGCGGAAAAAGTGTAATAGAGATATTTTCTGACAATGGAATTTATTTTGCAAAATCAGATAACAGCCGTATTGCGGGATGGATGGCACTCAGAGAATGGTTGAAGGTTGGATACAAGCCGGATGGAACTCCATTTACAAAACTAAAGATATTTTCAAATTGCGTCAACCTAATTAGATGTTTACCACTTATGCAGTTTGATAAAAAAGATGGAAATGACGCTGCAAAAGAACCGCATAAAATATCTCATCTGCCTGACGCCTTGAGATATTGGGCAATATCAAGACCGTGTAGTGCAGTAATAAACGAACCCGAACCACAATTTCCATTTCAGTCAATGCAGGATGATTACGACAGCATTCATCACGGTGATGAAATATACGATGGCGAGGTAACGGATGATTACCTTATGGGGGATTGGAATTGATTGATATATTAATCGGAATTGCTTGCGGAATGATAGTATGCGCCTTTGGTATGTGGTGCTTTATACATGGGCAAAGGAACGTCATATCCTTGACACGAAACGAATTACCGGAGCAGATAAAAAGCCCCGCCACAACGGTCGTAGAGGCTGCGAAGGGTATTAAAGAAAACATTGAAACAAATAAGTCTGCAAAAGACTATAACATTCAACTTGATAACTTTTTTAATTACAGCGGAGAACTCCCCACCGACAGGGAAACTGGAGAAGGTGAATAGAATTGGCAAAATCAAACGCGCCTGACATTGATACCGTATATAACGATTACCAGGCCGGTATCAATTATAAAAATACAATAAACCTTTACAACACCACAGAACGTAATGAGAGATTTTATGCGGGCGATCAGTGGAGTGGTTCAAACTCTCCCGACCTTCCGAAGCCCGTTATCAATTTCATAGGACGTGCTTGCGATCAGAAAATAGCGCAATTAACACAGAACAATGCGTCTATTGTTTTCACCGCCCCTGATTGGCCTGCGGACGTGGTAACACCCGAAGTTGCACAGCAGCAAAATGAAAAAACCGCTCAAACAATAGCCGGCAATAAACCTGTTGATATTCTTGAATCCGAGGCCGATTGCAATAAACTTTCGGGAATGTTTGAGATTGATTGGGACAGGCTCAACATGGATTCCATAAGTCAAAACGGTTTACTTGATGCTTGTATTTCTGGTGACTTTATCCTATTCAACTATTGGGACGCAGAAGCAGAAACGGGACAGGACGCAAAGGGACATATTAACGTCGAAACAATCGACAACGTGAACTATTATCCTGGGAATGTCAATGAGGTTGACTCTCAAAAACAGCCATATATAATCATTGCTCGCCGTGAAATGGTTAATGATGTAAAGGCGGAAGCAAAGGCCAATGGTGCAAAACCGGACGACCTCGATATGATACATAACGACATGAATTACATGTGGCAATCAGGCGATATGGCCCACTATGAACTGCGGGACAATGAGGACGGGAAAACTATTACACTGCTTTATCTGTGGAGAAACAGAGATACAGGCACAATATGGGCACAAAAAAGCGTTAAAAATATGGTAATAAGACCTGCATGGGACATTAAAACGAAACGGTATCCAATTGCTTTAATGAATTGGAAACTTCGCAAAAATTCATGTCATGGACGTGCGGAAATCACCGGATTGATACCAAATCAGGTGGCTATAAACAAAATCCTTGCGATTATCATTCTCTATATGCTTCGGAATGGTTCGCCAAAAGTCATTTACAGCCGTTCCGCTGGTATCCAGAAATGGGACAACTCCCTGACAAAACCTATAGCTGTAAATGGGGATGTAAATGCTGCCGCGAAATATTTGCCAGTTGCTTCAATGGCTGCCGATGCCTACAGTTTGCCGACTACGCTCTTGAATATGACCGAGCAAATGATGGGTGCAAATGATGTCGCAATGGGAACGGTATCCTATAGGAACGCCTATGCTCAATTACTTGCCAAATTGCAACAGGAAGCACCGGCAAGAACCATCAGAAACAGATATTACAATCTCATTCGTGATTTTGCTTTGAATTGGCTCGATATGACACTTGCTTATTATAAAACTTCAAGATGGGTACAGATAGTAGACAACGTTGGCAACAAATACATAACAGATTTTGACCCAGAAAAGGCGAGAGGCAAGATCTGGAACATTGATATCAACATTGGCGAAGCTCCTGAATGGTCGGAAAGTGTCATTCTTGAACAACTTGGAAATGCTTTACAGACCGGGGCAATTGACTTTCCGACATATTTACAACTCATGCCGGAAGATTATTTCCCGAACAAAGAGGATATTCTTCAAAAGTTTATGGCGCGTCAGCAGCAACAGGCGCAAATGTCGGGAAATGGCAAAAAACCGCCTAGTGTCAGTATTAACCTTAAAGATTTACCGCCCGATGGTCAAATGCAGGCCGCACAAGAAGCGGGAATACAACTCAATCCGCAGGATTATCAACAGCAACCACAACAACCACAGATAGGTCAGCAACCGCAACAGGGGCAGCAAATACCGTCTCAATTACTACAACAAATTACAGGAGGAAGATAAAAATGGCTAAATCATCACCGGCGGCAAAACCGGCAAAAGCACTTAAAACATTTCAGGGAAAGTCAACAAAACTTGGTGGCGGCGGAAAGTTCGCCAAAGGCGTAGCCGACATTGAAGCCAAGGGAACGCCTCCGGCAGAAGCCTCAGCGATTATGGCAAATGCGGGACGCGCAAAGTTGGGTGCGGCTAAATTTCAGAAACTTGCGGTAGCGGGAAAGAAAAGAGCCGCAAAATCAGGCAAATAATTCTTAATTTTTGATATATCTCGCATGGGAATAGCGCAAAAATCCCAATTTGAAAGGAAAGTATGGCAGAAGAAGTATTAGGCGTAAACGTTGCGGAACCCGCCGCTCCGCAGAATATAGCAGAATCCGCAGACATAGGCGCAAGTGTTACCGAGAATCAGCCGGCACAGGTTGAACAAGGTACGTCTGCAACCGCCGAGCAGATAACGCAACAGTCAGCAGAAGAAAACGCAATACAGGCAGAAATCAGGCGACAGGCAGAGGCCGACAAAGCGATAGCCGATATGGCAGAACTTTACGGAATACCAAACGTAAAGTCAAGGGCCGATTTAAGACAGGCAAAATTAGCTAAGTTGTCTGGCATTCAAATTAAATCGTCCGTTCCCGCCGCAGATATTTCAGTTGCGCTTACGCCGCAGGAACAGGCGGGCATACAGAATGAATATAACTCTATGTATGCTCAGTATGTGAATGATGGCGCGCCTGAAAGTGTTGCTCTGGCCCTTGCAAAGTCTTTTGTTGACAACAAAACAAACGCCATTCTCGCAGAAAAAAGAACTCAGGCAGAGCAAACACAGGCCAAACAGCGTGGTTATATCGACAGCATTATCCGTGACAATCCTGAGTTTTATAAGAATGGAAAAGTCGACGTTCCGTCGGAAGTCATAGACGGCATTCAGCAAATTCAGCTTTCCGGTCTTGCCGACAATCCGTATTCGGCCTATCAGATGTATAAGTCAAACAAAACACAAGAGAATTTGAAGCAGGAATTGGAAAAGTTGAAAGCTACAATTGCCGTGAAAGAGGGAAATACCGAAAATGCGGCTGCGACAACAGGAAGTGCATCATCGGGAAGTCCCGCGGCAGAAAAGGATTTTTACACATCTAAGGAATGGGATGAACTTTATAAAAGCAATCCCGAATTAGGAAAAAAGATGATCCGTGACGGCAGATTTGATAAATTTGCTGCCAAATGGAAATAGAAAAGGAGTGTTAATTAATGGCATATACAAACTTTAAACCGGAAGTATGGAGCGAATCCGTGCTGATGGCTCGTGACCGTAAAATTATAGCGGTTCAGAATTCGTGGAGGCAGTTTGAGGGCGACATTAAGAAATATGGCGACAGGGTACATATTACCGGACTGACCGGTGCGACAATCAAGGATATTCCATCGACCGGAGTTCTTGATGACCCCGAAGTGATAACTGATGACGGGATGGAACTCATCATCGACCAGAGAAAATATTTCAACTTTAAGGTTGACGATATCGACCAGTTGCAGAGCGACGTCCAGGTTCGCGGTTCCATCACATCGAAAACCGGTAATTTCTATGCGGTCAAACAGGATTCCCTTGTTTATGGACTTGTTGTTTCCGCTGCCGCTGCCGGAGGTCTGACCGTTGACGGTTACACGGTAACTACCGACAAAACCAACATACTCTCAGTTCTCAGCAATGCTATTGCTATGGTGCAGAGCAATGACGGCGACGGTACGTTCATGGAAGTTCATCCGTACGTGTTCCAACTCTTGCAGCAGGCGATTACCGCTATCCAGATGCCTAATGACCAGCTCATTCAGAATGGCCTTAAAGGTATGTTGTGGGACAACAAAGTGTTCATGTCTGCGAATATTCCGGTAACTACCGACGCGACAGGCGCAACAGCGGCAACCCCCGGCGCGACAGGTGCAATCTATCATTGCATCGTCAGAACGCAGGAAGCCATAGCCTTTGCCGAGCAGAAAGCCCTTTCCATGGAAGCCTGCAGACAGGAAAAAGGCTTCGCAGATGTCATCAAGGGATTTGGTCTGTACGGTGCAAAAATCGTCCGTCCAACCGAACTTGTCGATGTCAAAATAAAGATTAAATAAGGAGATGTAAAATATGGCTGCTACAGTTTTGGCCCCCACTTCTATTGCTAAAAGTGATATCGGAAAATCCCTTACCATGACGGCTGTTATAACCCCATCGAATAACGATACGATAGCACTCGGCGCTTATCCTGACCAGCGTGTGTTTATCGTCATTGCGAATTCGGACGCTTCCCACGATGCTACTGTTGTTTTCTCGGCCGGTGATGGTTTACTGTCGAGTTTAGGTTCAATCAGTGTGACCGTTCCTGCGACAAAGACTGTGTTTGTTCCGCTTGTAAACCTTGAAACCGCAAGGATTTTAAATACTCTTGGCGGCGGCGCGAACCTTGGGAAAATAATAGTCAATACCACCATTGCAAGTGGCGGCACAATCGGTGACGTTACTTTCGGAATTGCTGAATTGGCATAAATAAACGGGGCGGCTAACTCCGCCCCTCTCTTTGAGGTAATTATATGAAGTTTAAAACATACCCAAATTTTAATGTCTATAAAGGGGCAACCTTCATTGCAAGGTCTGATGAAAACGGAATATTTGAAGTTGACGACAATGATATCAATCTGGACTACGTACAACTCTTGTACAGCGTTGTGGACAGCCCAGAACGGTCAGAGAGTGTAATTACACTACCAGAGCTTAAACCGAATACAGACGTTGCTACAGACGTTAAAATAGATAATCCAAAGGAGAGTGTTAAGAATGGCAACAATGGTAAAGGACATAGCACTCGCAGCCCTAAAACAACTCGGACGAATAAACAGTCAGGGACAAGTAGACGAAAATCGGCAAAGTAAATATTTAGGACTTGCCCCTGCTTTCTGCAATATTTTGCAGCTTGAATTGCTCCAATATGAAAATCATGATTTCACGCTGGACGTTACATTTCCACAACTCACGGCCTTGACTGACGATGTTTTAGTATCAGACTTGACCGCTCGGAATGTAATGCCTATTGGTCTTGCGCGCGATTTCGCAAGAGTAGACGGAGATTCAAACCAGTTTAATATATTTGCGGCTCAGTACAGCAATGCGATTAATCTAATGTCTTTTGACGCACCAGAGATAGAGGACACTTATAATATGTCTGGCGATTGGAATTTGATAGGTAATTCAAGATGAGAAAAGTACCGCAGATGGGGACGGTTCAAGATCAGACTTTATCCATAACCCCAAATTCAGGTTTAAATATTGCCAAACTTCCCAACGAGATTGACGATACTCAATTATCGGACGGTCTTAATTTGTATTACAAAAATTCAATGTTGCGGTTTAGGCCAGGTCTTATCAAACAGATCACTCAGACATATGGAAAAATAATTGATGTTTTTCCAAGGGACGAAGGTCAGTTACTTTTAAAACGAGATTTAAACACACGGGCAGAAACATACGGAATATTTATTTTAACCGAACAATACGCTCTTGTTTACGATGGAGTTTCGATATCGCAAGTAATTACACAGGTACTTTGGGATGGACAACCCCACGGTAATGTTACTCCGGTATATGTAGCATCGGATTTTTCAACTTCAAGATTTATACCCGCACCGTTAAATACAACAACCACATTTGTATCATCAATTGTTTATTTAATAGGAAACAACCAAATAAGTACTGTTGGATGGCAGGGTGATAATGGCGGAGTTGAGGGAAGTTATTGGAGTTATACTGGTTATTTGAGTATTCCAATAAGTAATATAATTGCATCTTCTTTGACATTTCAAAATCGGACTCCATATATTCCTACCATCTATATAAATATGAAATCTTCCGATTCTGGGGATAAAAACGGAGGTCGGAATTATCTAACACCGAAAGTTATAAACAGTATTACAACTGACGGAATGAGTACAGTTTATTACCTAATCGACCAAAATCTTGACAATGATGTAGTTTCAATATCGTACAATGCGCTTTCCGGTACAACTTACACATGTTCTTTTGTGGCAAACGTAACAAGTGCTACGATAAACGGAATAACTGTAACGCTTGGCAGAACAGCAGGAACACTCACTTTTAGTTCACATTTGGTAGCTGCAGCAACCACAGAAGCTACAAATAATATGACTGTTCAATATGCCAAAACCGTTTATACCGCCCCGGTTCCTATTACTAAATGCACAATGTCGGCATGGTTTGGCGGCTCTTATCAAGGCGAAAATTCCGGTGATAGCCTGTTTGTTTCTGGCAACCCAGATGAACCCAATGCGGTTTATTGGTCGGCAGTCAATGACCCTACATACTGGCCTGATGATAACGTTGATTATATCGGTTATCCCTCAGACCCCATAATCGCCTTTGGTAAAAACTTTAAGGTTCTTGTTATCTTCAAGAAAAACAGTGTCTATGAAAAAGGATTCGTTTGGGATTCGACAACATTAATGCAATATTTTCCAACATCTGAAATTCATGTCGGTATAGGATGCGACTGTCCAAACAGTATCCAGTTTATAAATAATAACTTGACTTGGCTCAACAGTAAGGGCGGCGTTTATACAATAGCGACAACAAATATAACAAACGAACGTGTTGTTGTCCCATTGTCGTTTAATATCAAGCCTGATTTGCTTTCAGAGAGTGTTTCAGACTTGCAATCGGCTGTTTCGGCCGATGATGGCTATTATTATTATCTCTTTATTGGCACTCATGTTTATTTGTGGGATTACAATACAACGGCTTTTATCAATTACAGCGACTTAATTAAACTGCAAAACAGGCTTGCATGGTATAAATGGACACTTCCGCATGCTCTTACAGTCGCATTTCTCTATAACAATCGGATATGGGGCGCGGGAAAAGACGATAATGCCCTCTATGCACTGGATGAAACGAAATGTCTTGATGAGGGTAGTGCATGGTATGACGTGCATTTAATTTCAAAGGCTTATGACTTAAACGCTCCGAATATTTTAAAACAGTTTTATTACATATCGGTTTCTTTGACGTGCGTCGGTACGGTGAATGCGGGGATCTCGATTATAGATGATTATGATTCTCAGGATATTGTTGAAACACTTGAGGGCGGCAACACAGAAACTTTAATAACATTTTCATACAGGCAGCCAACAGGATTTACAAGGTATTTCAAACTGGAAATTAAGCGGATTGAAACGGAAAACGGCGCATTTTCGATAAACGGATTTACAGCAATGGCAAAAATCGGGCGTGAGGTTTAGGAGGGTTCAAAGTGGCAGATTTAAGTTCTTTCATTCAGGCATTAACGCCACAGGCAAACACGATATACAATCCGCAGATATCCTCAACTCAGCAGGATTACGGCACTCAGCTTTCTAATCTGGCGAATACATACAATACTACATTGGCGCAGAAACAACAGGCACTTACGGCTATTCCAGGACAATATCAGCCACAAAGAGAAGCGGCCTATCTCGCCAACGCAAAGGCCAATTCTGCGTTACCTGCACTGATGGCCAACACTGGATATGCCTCTAATTCCGGGCTTGCCTACGACACCACGCAGGGCAATAACGCTACATGGCAGAAATCAGTCGATACGGCAAACACCGCTCAAAATACAGCAACGCAGAGTGCCAACAATGACATTAATAATCTCGGAACTACTTACAGCAATAACAAGGGCACATTGGCAACTGATGAGGCTAAAGCGCTTGCTACAATTCAATCGAATGAGGCTGATTGGCTGAATACAAATGCAACGAGTGCGCTTAATACTGCAAATAGTGCGGCAGCCAAAGCTGCATCGAGTACAACTAAAGCACTTACCCCAAGTTCACTGAATACTTACATTAATGGTTTGGCAAAACTTTACACAGTGAGTAACTATATTACACCCGCTATGGCTAAGCTTTATGGAGTTACACGAAGTGTAGACCCAACTACGGGAGCGGAAACTGGACGTATTAATGAGGTGGTAGACCCGATAGGTCTATGGAATGAAATTGATTCTCAAAATATATCCCCGGCAGACAAGGCGGCCATTGTCAACAAACTAAGTGGGCAAATTGGTTCCAAAAATGTTCTCAGTCCCAAAACTCGTGGCTTAACCGACCTTGTAACTGCATTGAATGAATATCAGCAGGGATACAGTTTAACGTAAAGTGTGGTGAAATGAATGGCAATTTTTACAGTGAATAATGTTCAGGCATTACATAATACAGGCTCTAAAACATCGTCTGGCGGTTTTAATGAGAATAATGTTCAAGTTCTGCACGGTATAAGTACCGGACAGATTAAGGTTCAGAAATTACCTTCATTGAATACTGCCGCAACAAAACCGGTTTCAGCTACGCCAACAGTCAAACCCACAACGCCTGTTGTCAATAAAAATCAGCTTCCGGCGATGCCTACAGCTTTAGCGGCGTTGCCAAACAATCTTATGTCTGCTACTCCTGCACAAATGGGCAAACAATTAACTGCAACAAAATTACCGACTTCAAAAGACAAAACTGGATTAATGATTGTGAATCCTTCTCAGGAACAGACGAATTATAAACAACTCTATGCCACAAATACGCCTATTGCCATGAAAGCGCAAGTGCAAAAGACAAATAACTATCTGGTAAATGAAGTGCCGAAAAATCCGATAGGTGCTGCGGTTCTCCAAATTCCGCACGACTTCGGAGTTGATACTATTCTCGCAAAAGCTACAGGGGATACAACCTACGAACAGGCGGTCGCAAATGCTCAAAAAGAACACCCAGTTGCTTCAACATTAGGAATGCTTGCCGGCTATGCTGTACCTGGTGCAGGAGTTGATGCGCTTATTACAAAAGCCGCAGCTCCGATTGTTGCCAAAATTGCCGTTAACACCGCAGGGAAGATATTGTCAAAAGCCACCATAAATGCTATTTCAAATGCAGCTCTCATGGGTGCAAGTGGTATATTGCAGGGACAATCCGGTGAGCAGGTAGCAAAAGACATGGCACTTAACGCCGCCGCCGGTGGAGTATTGGGAAGTATCGGCCCTGTCCTTAAGGTATTAAAGGACATAAAAGTTACAAGGGCAGTCGCTAAAATAGCAGAAGAAGCCGCAAAAGCTGAAAAGGTTGTTCCTGTTGAAAATTCAGGCATTTTAAAGAATGTTCCGAGAGTTGCGGAGGGGACAAGTAACCCCTCTGAATTAAATGAAGCAGCAAATTCCGTGGGTGCAAAATCAATAACCCCCGAAGGATTGCAGTCCATGCTTGCAGACAATGCGGAAAAAGGTAAAGGATTTAATTTTGACAACAATTTCAAAAATGTTGTCGGAAAAAGTGACAAATATTCAAATAAAGATGCACAAGCAATAATAGATCGTGCAAGTAATGAAGAGAATGTAAATAAAGCCAAAACGAATGATTTTGCAAAAGACACCGTCAACACGGTCAAAAACATTGAAGATAGACAGGCTGTTACTATTAGAGCTGAAATGTCTGATAAGGAAATAGCCGAAAGTTTAAAAGGCAGAGATGCTCAAACGACCGATATTGAGGACTTACTTAAAACATTAAAGGAACAACCTAAAACCCCGGAAAACGATAAATTAATATCAGACGGCGAAAATATTCTTGCTAAACTCGAAAAACGCATACCTGAAAAAATTGCTAATCTTGACCGGGAACAAAATATCGACGGTGTTATGACTACACCTCGCAAACTTCTCCTTGCTGCTCAAAATTTAAAGGGTGATACTCTGGCAACGGCACAAAATGCGACAGAATTTACAGGGAAACTCGGCGAAATTGGGGTAGAACGTCAAATTTTAGACCACACAACACCGAATTATTTACGTCATGAATGGGAATCGCCTGATATTAACAGTGTTGATACAAAAAAGTTGGAAGAGAACCGATTGACAGCACTGGAAAACAAAAAAACCCTTAAAGTGAATGGCGGTTCGGGTATTAATATTAATAAAGAACGTGTTTACAAGAACTATATAACCGGAATGTTGAATGGCGAAACACCTAAAACACTTGATGTTGCTCGCCTTGTTTCAAAAACCGGTAATGATATGGCCCGTCGACTTTCCGTTCAAGGATTTTTGGACGATATTGTTAGAAACAATTATGCAACGGAAAGCGACAGAGTGTTTAAAGGATATACGGCTATAGGTCTATCAAAGGATGGTATAAAAATTCAACTTCCCAAAAGTTTTGCATCGGCATTAAGACCAATATGGGATGAGAATTACGGCAAAGCATACGGAGGTAAAGTCTGGAACATTTTAACAAACAGATTAAAAATGATTAAACTTGGCTTTTCGGCCTTCCATTACAAGAATCTGTTTATTGCCGCCATGAATGATGGTGATATGAAGCCAGTAATTAATTTTATTAAAGCGTTGCCGCATGCTCAGGAGTATATGAGAAGTAACGACTTTCGAAGTTGGTCTTATGACATGATACATCAAGGAGGCATGACTTCCGCTGTTGAAAGCAATCTGGATACGGGCAGAGCATTAACACAATCAGAAACCAGACTTGGAACAGTAATAAGTGCAGTCAGTAATATGCCCGGAATTAAACAAGCGGGCAAGTTCATGGATAAAAACAATGAAATATTGTTTGAGGATATGCAAAGCATTGTAAAGGTACTGGGATATAAAACGAAGGTTACAATTTGGCTTGCCAAACATCCTGGTGCGACACTGGAACAAATTAATGCCGCCAAATCAGGCATAGCAAAACACTTGAATGGTGTTTTCGGTGGCCTTAACTGGAAGTCACTAAGAGTTCCAAAACAAATACTTGGTGTTATGAGAATGGTAATGCTTGCTCCTGACTGGACATTCTCAAACATAAATGTTGCGTGGAATGCCCTAAAAATTGGTAACGTAGGAACAAATGCGGTTCAGGCAAGAATGTTCTTTGCAAGGAATTTCATATACGGCGTTGCTACCCTTGAGGCATTGAATTATGCGTTTACTGGGCACGGAACATGGATGAATCCCAAAGGACATGAATTAGAAGTAGAAATTTCTCCCGGAGTTTACTTTACCCCACTTGATGGCTTTATGAAAGATGCCGCCACATTAACAGGCGATATTGTCAAAAACAGTACACTTGGGCCTACTCAATTTGCCGAAAGCAAATTAAATCCACTTGCCTCGACTATATTGGGAATTGCCAAACAAACGAATTATTATGGTCAAAGTCTTATTGACAAGAACGGTAATCCATTAAAAACGATGGCGAATGAAGCGAGTTTTGCAGGTCAGCAATTAGCACCCGTTCCTTTTGGGGCAACAGGAATTTACAATTATCTTAAAGACCCAAATGCCAAAAAAACCCCTCTTGATGTTGGGCTTATCGGAACGGGTTTAGGCAGATATTCAAGTGACGCCCCCCCCAATCCCGCTGAACCACAAGCAGGAAATTGGTTGTATGACTTAACTCCTCAAGGTAGACAAGAGGCAAGCGCACAGGCCGCAGTTACCTCATATAAACAGCAAAAAACAGCCAACTCAACAAGTATGAAATCCGATGTCGCAAAAGCGGTTAAAGCCGGACAAGCAGTAAACGCACAGGTGTTGGCAACCAAATACAAAATTCCCATTAAGACGGTAATGTCTGAAATCAAGACTGCGAGAAGCAATACAAAGGTTTCAGTCTACAGCAACGGAACACATTTTAATATCACAAGCGACACAACCAAATACCCTACTTTGTTGAAATCCTTTGCAAGTATAGCCAAAGCCGATCAGAAAAACGCATACAACAACTTGACCACTGCACAAAAGAGAACGCTTGATGCACAAATCAAAGCATTGACAGGGAGTTGATGGAATGCCTGTTTTAAGAAATACAATAACCTTGGTTGTTTCGGGCAATACATTGATTCCCTCGTCAACCGATGCAGGAGTTCAAGGGGAAAATGGAGCTGTCAACCTCCATGTTGCCATACCCTCCGATTGGCAGGACTTGACCGTTAAATTGAGGGTTATCAATCTCAATGGCGATTATGACGAAGCTAACCCAAGCGGAACTACAATTGATTTGCCTTTACGGTATGGGATAACTTCTGCTGGTGGAAGATTGACAGTTTCCCTTATTGGAATAGATAGTTCAAGTGAAGTCAGGAAATCGGCTGATTGCAGAACTTTAATTGTCACAAAAGCCGATGTCGCAAATGAAGCCATACCAGATGATTACAAAATCATATTTGAGCAAGGGCCACAAGGCGATACAGGAGAACAAGGGCCTCAAGGCCAACAGGGCATACAAGGAGTACCAGGGCCGCAGGGAATCCAAGGTGCAAAGGGAGATACCGGGGCAACTGGTTCACAGGGTATTCAAGGTATTCAAGGGCCTAAAGGTGACACCGGCGCAGCTGGGACAAACGGCACGAATGGTACAAACGGGCAAGGAGTTCCAACGGGAGGAACGGCAGGACAAGTTCTCGCAAAGATTGATAGTACAAACTATAACACGCAATGGTTAACATCTTTCATACCTCCCGGCACGTGGACATCGTATACTCCTTCTATTACACCTGGTTCAGGAGCTATTACCACGGTAAGTGCTACAGGCAGATATTGCCAAATTGGTAAAATTATTTTTGTTGAAATGGTTATAACTATTACAACAAATGGGACTGGTGCAGGTTATATTCTCGCTTCTTTGCCGGTAACATCAGGGGCATCACAATATATAGTTTCGGGCAGAGAGAACGCTGTTTCGGGAAATATGCTTCAAGGATGGATTAACTCAAGCACTTCTTCCGTGTCTATTCGGACATACTCAAATACTTATCCCGGCAGTAACGGAGCATCAATAGTAATGACAGGAATGTATGAATGCGCGTAAAGGGGTGTAAATATGCCATTATTACGGAAAACAATCAACATAAATGTATCTGGGAATAATCTTGTTGCGACGGATAGCGTTAGTGGGCTTGCGACAACCGACGCAGGAGTTGAGGGCGAGGATGGGGCAATAAGTTTCCATGTGATAGTGCCAGCGGATTGGCAGGATATCAGTACAAGGTTACAGATTATTTCACTAAACGGTGGATACGATGAAAGTGGATTGGCGGTAGGCGGGATAATAGATATGCCTTTAAGGCAGGCATTGACTGAATCGGGAACATTGACACTTCGCCTTGTCGGTTCAACTGCTTCGGGATTGCGGAAAAGTGCTGATTTGAAAACACTCCAAATCCAAAAAAGTGATGTTGAAACGGATTTGATAGACCAGAATTATCCTTATCCCATTCACAATATTACAGGTTCGGGTGCGGCTCTCGTCACACAAACCGACAATGATACGTGGAATGTTGCTGTATCGGGTGCAGGCGGCGGCGATATGCTTGTTGCCAACTATGCAAATGGCGCAGGGGCGGCGAACACAAATAAGGTTGATAATTCCATACATGCTGTTAGTGCAGACAACGCCACAAATGCTTCCGCTGCCGCTCCCGGCTCAGCACTCGCAACTCAAATAGCGGCTATTACAACCTTACCCTCGTGGACGGCGCCTATACTCTTAAATTCATGGGTAAATTATGGTGGCTCAAATGCTGCTGCCGGATATTACAAGGACTCGTTAAATCGTGCCCAGCTAAGAGGCTTCATTAAAAGTGGAACAGTAGGCGCAATAATATTTAACTTGTCTGCCGGATATAGACCATCGGTAAACATGAATTTTGGCGCATTAAGCAGTAACGGCAGTCTGATTTTAGCATATATTGAGGTTTACACAAGCGGTGATGTTGTATTGGTATCCGGTGGAAACACATATCTCTCTTTAGACGGAATTTCATTCAGAGCGCAACAATAATTTTCAGGAGGTAAAATAATGTCAATTACAATCAATGACGCGCATTTAATCTTTAATGGTGAACAACGCCACAGAGCAACAACCAGTGTTATAGTTATCCACCACACAGCCGAAACAGTTCTTCAATCGGTGCAGGTTATCCACAATTACTATCTGAACCGTAAAGACCCGGACGGCTCGACATATATCGGAATTGCCTACAACTACTATGTCCGCAAGGACGGCTCAATCTGGAAGGGCCGCGAGGAATGGGCGATCGGCGGTCATGCCGGAGCTGTTGCGAATCCGATATCAATAGGCATATGTTTTGAGGGCAATTACGAAACTGAACCGACAATGCCTGACGCTCAGTTCAATGCCGGTGTCGCATTGATAAAAGACATATTTACACGTTATCCGGGTCTTGCAATAAAAAAGCATAAAGACTATATGAATACAGCCTGTCCAGGTGTAAACTTTCCCTTTGATAGGCTTGTCATTGGTGTTACAGCGCCTGTAGCAGCGCCTGTAGCAACTCCAAAGCCAACTGCCTCAACATTCCCCGGTGCGCAGTATTTCGGGCCGGGCAAAGTGAATGATCACATTCTCGCACTTGATAGGGCTCTAATAGCAAAAGGCTATTCAAAATATTATGCGCTCGGCAAATTTGGAGCTTCCCGTTCGTGGGGTAATGGGACATTTAAAGCCTGCACAGCATTTCAGAAAGCGCAAGGTTGGTCAGGCTCAGACGCAAACGGCATACCCGGGCCGCAGACTTGGGCGAGGTTGGGGTTATAAATTGGCAAAGGGCGTGAAAATGATATGGCGGAAACAGTCGCAACACTCGCCGTAAGGGTGGACAAACTTGAAAGAGATACCTCTGAACTATTTGGCAAAACCAACGACAATGCAATTGCTCAAGCAACAATTACTGAAAAATTAAGCAATATACTTGTCACGGTTGGAGAGATCAAGCAAGCGGTCAGCGAAATTCAAAAGGTTCCCGGTAAACGGTGGAATTCCGTTATCGAAAACCTTATTTATGTTGCCATTTGTATAATTGCCGGTGCAATGGCCGGACACTTTATTAAATTTTAAGGAGATATATATTATGTCAGAAGAATTAAACACAGCAACCTCTGCAACCCCAACCATTACCGCTCCTGCAAAGCAATCCCGTTGGAAGTCAAAAGTATTGTGGGCTTCAATAGTAGCGCAGATTCTTGCCGTCCTACAGTTGAGCGGTATCTTCACAAAACTTGGCCTAGATTCTGGTTACATAGGCAACATAATTGCCTCAGTGTTACAGTTACTTGTGATCGTCGGAGTTCTTAACGACCCGACAAACTCAGAAGGATTCTAAAAAAGAAAGGCCCCCTTAATTGGGGGCTTTGTTCCTTCTTGTATGTTTTATGAAATTTCCGCAAGGTTTTCAGCGTGTGCATCATTTTCTTTATTTAATGCATCTGTTTTTTGCCCTTGCAAATCCGTAAGGTTGTTTTGTAAGGGAACCATTTCCTCATATAATGCTTCGTCTGTTTTATATTCATTATATATTCTTAGTTGCAATTCGTAATTACTATTCGCACTATCAAGTGCCGCCGTTGTCACTGAATTGGGGGATTTGTTTTGATTTGAAAGAGCTGTCGCCCATACGGAATGAGCACTTTCCATAACCTGATATTGCGTTTCTAATTCGCACGAAACGTCGGCACCCCCTTGATCTCTATATCCCTGTATTTCACCCTGCAATGTTGCAATCTGTGGGTCATATTGGTTATTGATAGTCGCAAGTGTATTTTGGTGTCTTGTATTTTCGGAAGCAATTGCAATGCTTCTGTTGACTATATTATTACTTGATGTTTCATTACTCGTAATGTCTGAAACTGCCGAATCATCCGCACTTGAAATATCACTTGAAGTTACCAAACTTGATGTTACGGAACTGGAGACTATGTTTGATGAATCCTCTGGAGTATTTGTATCAGCCATACTTGTTATGGCAACGGGAATACCGACAGCGCAACTTACCACTATCGCGGCTGTAGTTATCAATATCTTTTTATTAAACTTGCCAAACCATTTTAACATATGTCATCCCTTCTCTTATTCCCATAATATCACAATGCAAAATTTTGTCAATAAACGTTGCGAAATAATACCCAATAAAATACCGAAAATCAGTTATTATGCAGACCAAATGTGGACTAAGTCTATATTCTGGCTTAATGTCTACATATAAACCGAATACAGAACTCGGCTTACAGACTTACTCGTAACCCGCATATATGCTGCAAACGCAGTGTTAATGCGGGTTTTTAATTTTTCAAAGCTGACTATTTCTGAATGAAAGTGACCAATTATGACACTTTTGTGTGGACTAAGTGTGGACTAACTTTGCTGTAAAAAAGCGTCCAGCTTTTCGCCTGCGCCCTTAATCATTTGTGGCTTTAATGCCATATAAACTTCATGTATCATATTTGCATTTGCATGACCTACAAGTTGTATGGATATTTCTTCGGAGACACCTGCCATACAAAGCATACAGACATATTCATGACGGAATTGGTGGGCAACGACATCGGCACGCCAACGTATGACATGGCATTCATAATATTTTCCATTATTCTTCTTTTGATTTTCGGTTTTTTCGACTTTTCGAGCAAAACCGTGTTTTTTCCAAAATTCAGTCCATTTTTTATCATATTGTGTCCAAGTCAATTGTGTGATACTTCCACTTAATATGTATGTGTCCGGGGAAAGGTTACGTATTGGTTGTAACGCATCTGCAAGTAACCCCAATAATGGTATTTTGCGTACTCCTGTTGGTGTTTTCGTTTCTGTGGTATGAGGTTTATTGTTTTGAAATTCCACAGATTTTATTATACTAATGGTTTTGTTTTCAAAATCAATATCCCTTTCAAGCCCCGCAAGTGTCGTATTTTCTTCATCACACAATTTTTGAATTTTTTCCAGTAAAGTCATAAATACTCACCCCAATACGCAAGATTAATATTTTCGATTAACATTGCAAATTCTATTGACAATTCGAAAATTTAGACTATACTGAAAACATAGCAAATGACAGATATAAATATTCGACTATGCTCTATAGCAAAAGTTCCAATTTTGTTATAGACAGTAATAGCCTAATTTTCTCTTGCGCCTACTTGTATATATTACATCTAATATTTACGTCTGTCAATACACTGACACGATAAATATCGCAAATAATTGATTGGAGGTGAAAATATGCGAAAACAGTATGAATTAACACCACTTGGAAAAGCCGTAAAAATCAAATTAGCCACAGAGGATAAGACAATTACATGGCTTGGCGACCAAATCAGGGAAAAAAACATCACATGTTATGATGAGCAAATCTCAAAATGTTTACGTGGAACACTACATAATGAAAAAATCTTGAGTGCAATTTCTGAAATAATGAAAATAGGAAGGATTTAATATGAAACTTATTCCATTTGATTATCATGGACAAGTAGTAAGAACAATTGAGGCCAATGGTGAACCGTGATTTGTGGCAAAAGATATTTGTGAGATTCTTGACCTTGGCACTACATCAAAAGCTATTGAGCGTTTAGATAATGATGAAAAGGGTGTGAATTCAATTCCTACCCTTGGAGGATTACAGACATTATCGGTTGTCAGTGAATCCGGCCTTTATAGCCTCACGCTTGGCAGTAAGAAACCAGAGGCAAAACCCTTTAAGCGCTGGATTACTCATGAAGTGATTCCGACTATCCGTAAAACCGGAGGCTATGTCAGCAATGATGAGGCATTCATTAATACATATCTTCCGTTCGCAGACGAGCAAATTAAAGCACTGTTTAGGGTCACGCTTGAGACGGTTAGGCAACAAAACGCAAAGATTGAGTGCGACAAACCCAAGGTGTTGTTTGCTGATGCTGTAGAAACTTCAAAAAATTCAATCCTTATCGGTGAACTTGCAAAACTTATTCGGCAAAATGGGGTTGAAGTAGGGCAAAAGCGACTATTCGAATGGCTACGTAAAAATGGATACTTACAGATGCGAGGCGAAAGTTACAATATTCCCTCACAGTATAGTATGGAACGCAGTCTGATGGAAATCAAGGAACGCACAATTAATAACCCAGATGGCAGCATTATCGTTACTAAAACCCCAAAAATAACAGGTAAGGGACAAACATATTTTGTTAATAAGTTTTTAACTGAAAAGGCGGTATAAGTATGCCGCGAGAAAAAGAATTATATCTCGATACACTTGAACGCATTCGCAAGCGTGCCGATGAAAAATTTCCGGATAAGCTCTTATATACTCAACAGGAAGCAGCAGAAGTTATGGGGGTTTGTACCAGAACATTGCAACGTAAGGGATTGAGTGAATTTATTACGGCAGAGCAACTCGCTCGCACGTTTGCGTAACCCGGACAAACCCGAAGGAGGAACGCCATGCAGGTAATTTCTGAGTTCATCCGTCAGTCCCTACATATGCCGCCCATCGGTGAAACAGTCGCTATGTTTGACGGCGAACATGCTACATATGGATTTTACTTGGGCGGTCGGTTTTATGGGATGGATAAGCAACCCATTGGTTGGAAACCCACATCATGGAGAATAAGGAAGTGAGGGAATTGTTAAAGATTATCGAGCCGCACCGCCCCAATTGCCCCAACCCATGCCCGCAAAGAGGACAAGCCGATTACTGCCATACGGACAATTGCCCTATCAGCAAGGAACGGGACGAATACTACAGGCGGCGCAGGGAAGAAAACGCAAAAAAGCAAGCGGAAATATCGGCAATTTGTGAAAGCATAAAAAGCCGAAAGCACCGAAGTATTAGCATTGTTTCGATTATGGCAAAAACCATGACAGGAGGCAGGTATGAATGACAGCGGTTGCGATTCTGTTAGTCCCTGTTTTCTTCGGCATTCTTGCATTGATTGCAAAGGCGGTCGGTCTGGATGATTGACTTTGGATTTTATCAGGAAGAACGCAGACGATTAGAACCTGACCCCGAACCACCAATTGTTGGTCTATGTTATCTATGCCATGAGCCAGTTTATCAATTTGCGATTGATAACGAGATTGATATTTTTGGCAACAATGGCGAACCAATTCACGGACAATGTTTGATGAAAAAATATTATTTTGAGGAGTAAGAAGATTGAAGATTGTATATGTGCAACACCCATCAAGCGCAAAGGAATTTTTGTTTGAAGTACCTAAAAATTTAATGCTGACACCGGGAGATAAGGTATTATGCAGTACCATGCATGGTGATAAAGATGGAGTTATATCAAGTCATACATACGAAATCAACGAATCAGCATTGTTTGCGCTATGCCACAATTCTGGGGCCTATCTACCACTCAAAAAGATTATCGGTAAATATGACCTTATAACTGAAAACTCGCCTCCACAGTCTTGCACAACGCCCACACAGGCATTGACGTTTAAAGTTGGGGAAAGGGTATATGCTCCGAATGGCACTGGAACAATAGTCTTTATTACAGAATACAACCTCTATTTAGTAAAACATGACACATGGAATGCCGGGCACGATGGAAGAACTACCGGCGGTTATAAGGGACCTTCATTGGGAAGATCGGGTTGGTTCTACAATGAGCAAGAAATCAGACATTTCCATTCTTCCACCCACTCAGTCACCATTAACGGCGTTCGATATGTAAGGAGTGAGGAATAATGGAACTCGCATACATAATTTGCCCATGCACACACCATAGCAATGAATATTTTTCGCTTGAAATGGCAATCAAGGACAACCAAAAAAAAGCGGCGAAATTTTGCAAATACGTCATTGATAAAGGATATGCGCCCATTTGTCCGACACTGTTTCTACCATCAATTCTCAATGCTGCCGACAGTGATGAGGAACACAAGGCGCAGGATATTTGCATTGATCTAATGCGTCGTTGTGATTGTGTGTTTGTGTTTGGTGACATTTTGACCGATGGCATGAGAATGGAAATCATGCTAAACAACAAGCCTATTACATTTGTCAGCCAAAGTGAGATTGACGAGTATTTCCGCATAAAAGAAGCTGCCACCTCTACTGCAATAGAGGCGGCAGCGCAAGAGAAAATTATTCAAGCAAATAATACATCATTATTGGTGAAAGTGTCAACCCCTTTTATGTACGGCGATGTGTTGATTGACCCAGCGGGTACGGAGTGCCGAGTGACAGGTTTTAGAAATGGGAATGTGATTGTTACTTATTTTGACACTGATACCTGTTGGCAATCTACCAAAGAATGGCCGAAAAAAGATTTGAAAATGAAGGAGGAAGAATAGAATGCCAGATAATAAAATAATTGCCTATAAAGGCTTTGACAAGAATTTAAAATGCCGTTGTTTTCGGTATGAAGTTGGAAAGTCATATAAAGAGCCAAAGGCGGATTTATGTATAACTGGTTTTCATGCATGTAAGAATCCCCATGATGTATTTGGCTATTATGCACCCGGGCAAAGCAGATATGCGGCTGTTGAACTTAATGAAGTGACAGATCAGCGCGGGAACGACAGCAAGCGTGTTGGAAAGAAAATTAAAATTAATGCCGAAGTTAGCGTTTTTGATATTGTAAAAGTTTCCGTTGGAGTATTCTTTGAAAACTTCGGATTCAAGAAAAAAATTGAAGGTGCGGATACGATTAATGCAGGAAACAAAGGAGCTGCCAATGCAGGAAACAAAGGAGCTGCCAATGCAGGAAACTACGGAGCTGCCAATGCAGGAAACTGCGGAGCTGCCAATGCAGGAAACTACGGAGCTGCCAATGCAGGAAACTACGGAGCTGCCAATGCAGGAGACTGCGGAGCTGCCAATGCAGGAAACTACGGAGCTGCCAATGCAGGAAACTACGGAGCTGCCAATGCAGGAAACTACGGAGCTGCCATATCACGCATAGACGGAAAATCCGCTGTAGGAAAGCAGGGAATTGCTTGTACGTTTGGAGGTATGGTAAGGGGTGATATTGGTGCGATGATAGCCATTGCAGAACTAAACGATGAATACGAAATTATAAAATGCAAAGCTGTACTGGTAGACGGAGAAAAAGTTAAGGCCAATACGTGGTACAAGCTTAAAAATGGCAGACTTATTAAAGTGCGGGAGGAAAAATAAATGCCTTTTACTCCAAGAGAAGCAGAGATATTGCTTCAAACCTCCAAAAGTTTCAGCCCAGAAGTGCGGGAAGCATTGAAGAAACTGGTGGATGAAAATAGCGATGGAACGGGTGAGGTAGATGGCGTTTGAAAGTGGAGTTAAATACTACACAAACGGCACAGCAACCGTCAAGGTGCATTTTCCCGAAGATAAAACTGTCTGCCAGTGGTGTCCGTTTGCAAAAAATGAAGATAGTTTAAAGCGGTGGAAATGCCTTTTAACCGGAGAATATCTTGTATATCCATTTACTTGCATAGGTAACGAATGCCCGATTATTTTAGACGAGGTGAAAAAAGATTGAGCAAAGTAATCTGTTTAGCTGGGGAATCCGGTTCTGGAAAAACAACTTCCATGAGAAATCTTGACCCGAAGTCAACATTCTATTTTGATTGCGATAAAAAGGGCTTGTCATGGAAGGGATGGAAACAACATTACAATCCTGAAAACAAAAATTATAAAGCCACAAGTGACGCAAAATACATACAAACCGTATTAAAAGGCATCAGCGAAAAAAGCTCTCAAATTAAGGTGGTTGTTATTGACACCATAAACGGAATAATGATTGACGATGAATTTGACCGGGCAAAAGAAAAAGGATACGACAAGTGGCAAGACCTCGCCGCCTCAGTATGGGGACTTGTCAGCGAAGCGCACAACCTAAGAGAAGACCTTACAGTTATCTTTACGGCACACACACAAACAGAGCGTGACGACAGCGGATTTGCTTTTACTCGCATTAAAACATCAGGCAAAAAGCTTGACAAGATTGTGCTTGAAAGCAAATTTACAACCGTACTTATTGCAAGGGCTATTGACGGCAAATACATACTCGAAACACACGCAAAAAACAGCACGGCAAAGTCACCTATGGGAAGTTTTACCGAAGACGAAATACCGAATGATATTGTCGATGTACTAAAGAAATTGGAGGAATATTGATATGAACGAACCCAAAGGATATAAAGAAGCACAGGTATATGGAGATTATACGCCGCTCGAACTCGGCGGTCATGTCTGCAAGATTATGAGCGTTGAGGAAACAAAGTCGGCTAAAGGCGCAGATATGTTAAAAATCAGCCTTGATATTGCGGAGGGCCCACAAAAAGGGTATTACTCCGAGCAGTACAGAACCAGCACATTTGAAAATAAAAAATGGGGCTGCATCGTCTATCAGCTTACCTATGACAACGAGGGAAACACCAACAAGGGGCTGAAAACGTTTATCACGAGCGTTGAAGAATCTAATGCAGGATATAAAGTGGCCTGGGGAGATACGTTCTGTCAGTCCCTTAAAAACAAGCTTGTTGGTGGTGTATTTGGCAGAGAGCAGTATAAAAACAGAAACAGCGAATTGAAATGGTCAACCAAATGTAGTCAGTTTCGCAGTGTTGAAACTATTAAAAAGGGCGTTGAAGTGCCAGAAGATAAATATATTAAAAACTCTAACACGCAACGTAAAGATGACAGTTTTATTGAGATTGATGTTGATGAAAAAATGCCTTGGGACGAATAAAAGCTAACGGGGCCACAACGCCCCAAGGAGGCGATTACTTAGTGTGGATAACGATATCACACTGAACCGCAAAATTCAAAAGTGGGGTTGGTATAAAAACTCAAACACTAAGGATGTTTTCCTGCATCTATTAATAAATGCAAATTGGCATGATGGAGAATATTTTGGGCATCCGATTTTAAGAGGGCAATGTATGTTTGGCAGAAAGCAATTTTCTGATGAATTAGGCATTTCAGAACAATCCGTTCGTACTGCAATAAATCACTTAAAATCAACCAGCGAAATAACCATCAAATCAACCAACAAGTTTAGTGTAATAACCATAGTCAAATACAGTGATTATCAGCCGTTACCAAAAGATATTAACCAGCAGGACAACCTGCAACCTAACATTCCATCAACCAACGACCAACCAACAACTAACCACATCCAAGAATATAAGAATATAAGAACTATAAAGAATAATAGTATACCCCCTTATATTCCCCCTGCTGGGGAAAAATCAAAATCCAAAAAGGACGAGCCCAAAAAAGATACTTACGGTGAATTTGAAAATGTTCTTTTGACGGTCGAAGAATACGAAAAACTTTTAAACACTCTCGGCAATCAAACTCAGTCATACATTGACCGCCTTGATGGGTACATAGCCTCAAAAGGCGTGAAGTATAAAAGCCATTACGCAACAATCCTTAACTGGTGGAGAAAAGACGGACAAGCCAAGCCGCAGGAAAAGAAATCATCAGGCAATATATTTGCTGACATTTACAAGGAGGAACACGGAATTGACAAGGGATGATGCAACACAGGTGCTTGCCTATTTAAAAGTTTCATATCCGGCGGCATTTAGGGATATGTCAAAGCAAACCGCCGAGGGCATGATTGCTTTATGGCAGGATATGTTTTCCGACACGCCACTTGAAAAAGTAATGATCGCCGTTAAAGCACATGTAAAAAATTCAAAGTTTTTCCCAACCGTGGCTGAGATTTCAGAATACATAAACAAATTGGCTGAACCGGACAAGCTAACCGCCGACCAAGCCTGGCAAGGGATTATGAAAGCATGTTATTGGCTTGATGTTGACAGCCGAGACGATATCGTGACAAAATTCAATGCTCTGCCGGAAATCACAAAGTCAATTCTCGGAAACGGACACCAACTTGTAATTTATGCAAACATGTACGAACGAGAGTTACAGGAGTTTGAAAAGCCCCGGTTCGTCAGAAGCTTTGAAGCGAGGCAGAAAGCCACGGAAGAATTTGAACGGCTGCCGGAATCGGTCAGAGTGCAATCACTGAAACTCAAAGGCGAAACAATGCCGCTACAGATTACGGAGAAAGGATAAGGAAATAATGGCTCAACTCTGAGGCGAAGGAGGGCTGAAATTGATATTAGCTATTGACCCGGGTAGTGAGTATAGCGCGTATGTTTGGCTTGACGAATATTTGCATCCTTATGATTTTGGAAAAATTCCGAACGCTGAAATGCTGGACGTAATTTTAAGGAGCGAAACAACATCAACTAAACCTGTTTATTTTGTTATTGAAATGGTAGCTTGCTACGGAATGGCGGTAGGGAAAGAGATTTTTGAAACTTGTGTGACAATCGGAAGGTTTATTCAGTTTGCGGAGGAACGAGGTTTTTTTAAGAAAATCGACCGTATTTACCGCAAAGAAGAAAAAATCAACCTCTGCGGTTTTATGAAAGCAAAAGACGGGAATATCAGGCAAGCACTTATTGACCGCTTCGGGCCTGTTGGCACAAAGAAAAATCAAGGTTGGTTTTATGGGGTGTCAAAAGATGTGTGGTCTGCAATCGCAGTTGGCGTGACCTATTCAGACATGTACTTAAACCGCACCGAAATAGAAATAACGGAAGCTTAGGAGGCGACCAGTGAAAGTTAAAATAATAGCCAAAATTTTAAGAAGGTGAAGAAATGCAAAAAACAAAAATTGATTGGGCTGATAGCGTCTGTAATCCTGTTTGCGGCTGCACTTATAATTGCCCATTTTGCTATGCCCGCCGGATGAACGCCCGCTTTGGATGGGTTGAGGATTTTTCAAAGCCGCAGTTTTTTCCCGACAGGTTGAAACAACTCTACAGCAAAAAGCCACAGGTAATTTTCATGGACAGCATGAGCGACATCGCGGATTGGCACCCTGAATGGCTTGAAGCGGTATATAAAGCTATGGCTGATAACCCTCAACACAAATATTTATTTCTCACGAAACGACCTGAAAAATATGTTGGTATGCTAAAGGGATTTTCTCAAAGCATTATGCTTAATTGGTGGTTTGGACAGAGTTTGCCTACAGCCAGAAAAAATAATTATGGCTGGGCTGTACCGCATCATTTTTTAAGTATCGAGCCGCTTTTGTTAGCGCCCGAAACTTACTTTAATTTATTTGGAACGGGTTGGGTCATCATCGGAGCAGAAACAGGAAACCGTAAAGAAAAGGTTATACCGAAGCGTGAGTGGATTTCGGATATTGTTTGCCAGTGCCGCTCCTCAAACGTTCCGGTATTTCTCAAAAGCTCACTGACTGATATTTGGGGCGAGCCGCTTATACAGGAGTTTCCGTGGTGACGCCGGCAAGACTTAAAATAATAGCCCTCGGTTTATTGATTTTAATATGCATTGCCGCAATCCCGCCGGAGAAGCAGCCAGTTAAAATCATCGCACCAGTAGTCACGGCAACAAAAGCAATACCCAAAGTCCTGCCGCCAGTCCCGGCATGCCCACTGACTATCGCCCAGCGTGACAGAATAGAGCGAATCATAATGACGAGCTGCGGCAATCAGCAGAACTATGAGATGGACATGGCCAACGCGCAGGTAATAAAAGACAGGGCCGACAGCGGGTTATTTGGAGCAAGCCTTGATGATGTCATAAACGCTCCGGGACAGTTCGAGAGGCCGACGTCAGGAGAAGTTAACAACCTTGTCAAGCAGGCAGTTAGCGCGGTATTTGACCGAGGCGAGAGGGTCACGCAGGACAAGCTTTATTATTACATAAACCCGAACACAGAGAAAATCAGCATGAAGCGGTGGAAAACTGGTAAGCGGCTTGTAATCATGATAGGCACAGGAAAATGGATACACCAATATTGGACAAGGGAGTGACAGATTTGAGTACATTTAAACCGATACTTTTTAGCACTCCGATGGTGCGGGCGATATTAGAGGATCGGAAAACAATGACCAGACGGGTAATGAATCCACAACCACCAGAGGGGGCGGCTTACCTTGAATTGTCTAATGATATGGCAATCTCAAAGATCGATCTCAATGGGGATGAATACTGTGAGGATGGTGAGGGGCTTTACGCTTGCTTTGAATATGACGGGTGGCCGGAATTCCCGGTAAGGAAAGCCAAATATCAGGCGGGCGACATCCTATGGGTTCGGGAAACGTGGTATTACGAAAGTCATATGGAAGATTTGACCGCAGGCGAACCAGACTTGCCAAGTGGCAGATATCAGCACAGATACATATTTAAAGCGAGTATCCCCGATTATCCCGTCAATGTTGGCGTAGGCCAACACGGCTGGCGGCCCTCCATCTTCATGCCCCGCGAAGCCGCCCGGGTTTTCTTGCAGGTAACAGACGTGAGGGTGGAGCGTGTAAGGGACATCCTCTGTGGTGATATGAGGGCCGAGGGGTGCATTCCCGATAAAGTCACGGGCGGCCAATGGCAACAATGGCAAGATGATTATTTCAAGCCGCTATGGGATAAGTTGAATGAAAAGCGCGGCTATGGATGGGATATTAATCCGTGGGTGTGGGTTTATAGGTTTGAACGGGTCGACACCCCCGAGCTTTTAGAGGGAGGCGCAAAGGATGGAAGAAATTAAAGCGTGCCCGTTTTGCGGAAGTCCATCAGAGCGCAAGGGAAACCGTAGATACCGCAAAGGCTATGCGGCAACTGTTGGTTGCACACGTTGCCCTTTAAAAATTGAACAAGCAACACTTTGTGGGACAGTTGAAGACGCATATAAACATGCAGAAAGTCTTTGGAACCGCCGCCCCTCGACCGAGAACAAGGCGATGACGTGCGAAGGATGTGGGTACGAATTGTCACCACGTTATATGCATCGGTGTTGCTATTGCATAAGACATCCGAGTTATTCAGATAAATATAAGTCCTCCAAGTCAAAGGAGGATGCAAAATGAGCAGCAAAACCATAAAGGAAGATTGTAAATACTGGCAGCACTCTTGTGATTTATGCGGGATAACCGGCAATGATTACTGCCCGAGCAAATGCGAAGATTACGATGTGGATTATTACGATTATGAGGAGGAATAGGGATGAGCAGACTAACTTACAGGCTTACATCAAACTCAGCGAATCTTTATGAAATAAATGCAGCGGAAGGCGATAAGGTAAAAGAGAGTGTCGCCCGGCAAAATGCTTTTGACCGTCTCGCCGCCTACGAGGATATCGGTACAGTAGAAGATTTTGCTGACTTTGCCCGGGCAAAGCAGGAAGGGCGGCTGGTGGTGCTGCCGTGCAAGGTGGGAGATACGGTTTATTTAACCGTGCACGGTTATGTTGAAGAAACGAAAGTACGAACTTTTTTTGTTGGTCATCCAAGTTACAACCGAGGGGAACCAGACCCGAGATATGAGATGATTAGATGCACCAACTATGACTTACCTATGAAATATTTTGGAAAAACCGTATTTTTAACCCGTGAGGCCGCCGAGGCCTAGAAAGAGAGGGTGGAGCATGAATAGGATTGAAGAAATACGCGAGAGGTTGAATAAGGCGACACCGGGGCCGTGGGACAGGCATCGGTATTCTGTCGAGGATTGGAACGGAAATCAAGTTTGCGGCGACTTTACGAACGAAGAGGATAAAGCTTTTATCGCCCACGCTCCCGACGACATCAAATACCTGTTGGAGCAACTCACCGCCTTGCAGGAGGATTATGGAGCTGCAAATAAACAAGTTTTGCAATTAAAACAAGAACTATCTGATTTGTATTCCGACAACACCACCCTCAAATCCGAGCGCGACCACTTTAAAGAGCATGACGCAGGCGCAATGAAATTGTTAGGGGCCCGCATAAAACAGATAGATAATTTGCTAGCCGAGCGCGACGAGATGAAAAAAGCGATGGAAATCAGAGATGGAGCACTGAAAATGGCGTGTAATAAATTGGTGGAGCAATTCGGAAATCACGATGACCCTAAAGAATTCGCGGAATATTGCATTCAGCAGGCAACGGAGGAATTGGGGAAATGAAATATAAACCAGAAGATTATATCGACAGTGGTTTTTATGGCGGAGATTTTGGGGATGACATTGAATGCCACAAGGAAAAGATTGTTAAATGCCGCAAGCCACATAAATGTATGGGCGGATGTGAAACCGAGATAAAGATTGGAGACCACGCCTTATTAGAAACGGGATTTATAGACGGAGAACCGGTATCGAGCTATACGTGCTTGCCGTGCATAGAAGCGTGGCTTGAAGAAAGCGAGCAAGTGGAGTTCATCTCACAAGCCCGCTCCGACATCAACAGCAAAGAAGGGGAGAAGAAAGATGAAATTATATGAAGCAATAATACATGGTGGAAATAAAACTGTAGAGCAAATTCGAGCTTTGAGTGACTTTGACCTCGACGATTCTGATGTTGAAAATATATTGAAATTTAATCAAACAATCGAGGGGATGAAAGCCATTGTAACAGACGATTTTTATGGGTATGGCTACCTCTTTGTCGACTCGGAAGATAAAGAAAAGCCCAAAGAAGCCTTTTATCTCATGGAACAGGATAGCATGTTCGGCACTTACATAAATCAGCGAGAGGAATTTGGTAGGGACTGGGATAATGGAGAATATGAGCCAGATGGTTGCATGACTTTGTCGAAAGCGCAAGTCGAAATTATACGGGAATTGGAGGCCACCCATGGATAAAATGCAACCGGCAGATGTGGCGGAGATGTTTGCAGGATTTGGGGAAAAAACACAGGCCATGATTTCTATTGCGCGTATGGTCAGCGAAAGGACGGTGACACTCATGCCTGACGAATGCGAAGGCTGCGCGTTTAAAAAATACAAACCTGTCGAAATGTGTATGCTCTGTCCAAACTTTTACGAGTTGGATAAAAAAGGACCCGCGGAGGAGGAGGTGAACGCTGATTGACGGAAGATGTTAAAAATGCACTGCTTGAAATAGCTCGGTCACAAGATAATCGTATTTGCTGGACTGATATTGCATGGTGGTTTAGAACCAAAAGAAACGTAAATTTAACCCCAAACCAGTGGCGCAGTAAATACAGATCCATTACGGGATTGGCGCACAAGGCAAGACACGAACGCTATCTGAAAGCGAGGGAAGTAAAAACGGACAATATCGAAGTGGACAAGCCAGAGAAAATAGACATCGTGCAGAACTTTGAACCCTCCACACTTAATGTCAATTGGCATGGCAACCAGAAAGTTAGATTCGGGCTTATCGGTGATACTCATATAAACAGCAAATTCACTCAGCTTACATATCTGCACCGATTCTATGATGAGTGCCGCCGGCAGGGAATAACGCACGTCTATCATACGGGCGATATTGACGAGGGCGAACAGATGCGGCCTGGACATCAGTATGAATGTTACACCCAGGGTGCAGACGACCATGTAAAAGAGATATGCCGAGTATACCCGCAGATTGACGGCGTAAAAACGCACTTCATTATAGGCAATCACGATTCAAGCATAATTAAAAGGTGCGGCTATAATATCGGGCTGACAATTGCCGAACGCCGGACAGACATGGAGTATCTCGGGCAGGATTGCGCTATTATTAATTTAACGCCAAATTGTACGCTTGAACTTCGTCACCCGTGGGACGGCAGCAGCTATGCGATATCATATAAGCCGCAAAAAATGATAGATGCTATGTCAGGCGGAGAAAAGCCGAACATAATCGCAATTGGACATTATCACAAGGCTGAGTATATTTTTTATCGAAACGTCCATAGCTTCCAGTCTGGAACATTTTGCGCTCAAACACCATTTATGCGGGGCAAGGGATTAAGTGCACACATGGGTGGTTGGATAATAGATATTGACGTTGATGAACGCGGATATATACAAAAAATTACACCACAACTTATACCATTTTACGTGGCAATCCCTGACGATTACAAGAATTGGAGGGCATGACATGAAAACAGAATCCAAGTTTTTAGTACTTATTATTCCGCCAAATAAACCCTGCAGACTTGCATATATAGGCCATGCAATCGAGAAAATGGAGGAAGCCCTTGAATCAAAAAAGGCATCCTTTGATTATTTTGATGATGTGATTATCGCAACAAATAAGGACAAGTCTGGCCTAAAAAAGAACCCGCACATTGAGGGCATGGATGTATGTGGAACATGTTACCTGATTGGCAACCAAAAGGATGATGATTTTAGGAGCCTGACGTTGAAAGAAATTAATCATCTATTTCCAAAATACAGCAAGTGCTCGATGAAAATGGTGAATGTGGCATGAAAATAGGCGATACAATTCACGCTCCAACCGAAGAAAACCCACACCGAACCGGCACCGTAATTTTTGTGCAGCCATTACATTATACCCTTGAATTTACTGGCAGGACAGGCGAAAAATACAGGGAATCGTTTTACTGCAAGATATCGCCTGACAAATCAGCTAAAATTTTGGAGCAAAGGGACAAAGAGGAAGCGCAGAAAAAACCTCCTGTATTTTGGGGCAAAGGGCGCAATACGTATTGGTCTGCCGAGGAAGATAACTATATCATTCAAGGACTACCAACCAGAAAAATAATGGAGCTGACCGGAAGAACTAAAAACTCCATTGACGGACATAGACAATTCATGCGTGAAAAGGGGCTGATAGATTGCCGAACTGCATAGATTGCCATAAACCAACCGACCACGTCACGCCTTGTAGCTTGACCGTCTGCCCTCAATGCTGTGCCCTCTGCTATGTTAGTGACACTCCGTGTCAAGACCTTTCCACAACGCTTACACAGGCGCACAACACCATTGAGCGCAACAAAGTAATCATTAACGCATGCAGAGCCGGAGCTGAAACAAAAATGATAGCCGAAAGCGTCGGGCTGAGTGTTCGGCAAGTGGAATACATAATTCAGCATAAGGCATAAAAAGAAGCCCCTCAATCACGAGGGGCTTTTGACTTTATACTGTCAGTATGCAAGGCCAAGCTAGACACTATCAGATACTATACCTGCGATCTGTTCAGCTGCGCCATAATCCATGCCATATTTGTTTGCAAATGCCTGCACAGTCTGAATCGTTTTATTCCATTCGGTTTTAATTTCATCTTCCGGCATGCACTTATTTGCGTAGCAATAACGCCTTACTTGTGTACCGATAGTCTTACAATCCCGCGCCCATTCATCAATGTTTGGCTTTTTCATTCTGACCGCCTCCGTAATTTATTTGATTGCGTGGAATAGGGCTTTAAGGATAAACCCTTTAGAACCGCTGAAATTATGCGTACTGCGCAGAATTGTAGAATTTTTTATATTCTCTGGCTGAGTTTACAACATCAACATCATATTTGTTTATCTCTTTGCAAACCTCGTAAAACTGTTTCGGAGTGTGTACGCCATCAATTAGTAAACAAATTGTATCAAAATCTTCTTTTTGCTTCTTAGTCATCCAACTCATTTTCAATCCCTCTTTCGTTTATTTGCCCTCACGCCTTATGTTGTTTGCAACGTTTCGCCGGTTGTTTGGCCATGCTCCACCCCATAGACAATCTCCGCCTCCGCTATCGGCGCAAAATGCGTGATTTTCTATTATCCTCCCACATTCGTCAAAGGTGCAAATTTCTTCAACTGCGTTTCCACATTCGGGGCATTTTATGGTTCTTGATGTTTGATACATACTGTTTCAACCTTTCTGCTGGGAACGTTGCCCGGCTCGGCGTGGGATTTAGATTCCAGCGGTTTTTCTTAAATCTTTGTATAAATCATAGTCAATACAAATGTTGCCGTCCATATCGGTTTCAATAATACACTTTGACAAATCACGCTCGATCTTAGGTACTGTAAATGTATGCTTATATTGCTTCATATTGCGGGTTTCAATGGATTTTAACCTATTATGCCATTGCTGACTATTTAACCATGTGGCTTTCATTGCTCTATCATCCTTTCAAAATATCGGGTTGACGGGCTTGTGACCGTCTTGCCGCATTACGCGCCGTTTCCGGCGTGGCACTCTGCGATTATGCAACCTTAACGGGTGTCCATCTGCCGCTTATCTGCTGCTCACGGGTCATTTTAATGCCCTCAATGCCCCATTTTTCACCGTCACGTTCCCAGTTTTGGAGGATATCCATGAGTTGGTCACAATGGTATGTGCTGTAGCCAACAAGTACATGGCAACCATCGCCATAAGGTTTAATTGTCTGACCGCGTTTCCAACCAGTGCACCAGATTTCCGTTCCATCTTCTGGGATTACCCATGTGTCATGAGTATATGTCGGGTATGTGTCGCCCTCATTTGTCATGTCGTACCATCTGTTTAATGCTGTCATTATAAAAGCCCTCTTTCTTTTGGTGTGATTACATTGTATAACACTTATAAATATTATGCAATAGGCAAATGTTACAATCATTTATAAATGTTATTGGCTATAATGTCACATTTACAAACGTTATCGACTGTGGTATTATATTGTAGAGGTGGTATATATGGCGCAAAGCAAAGCGCACATAAAAGCAACAAACAAGTGGATGGCAAGCGCAAAAGATAGAATTGTAACGCTTGTGGCGAAAGGCCGCAAAGACGAATTAAAGGCCGCAGCTGCCGCCCAAGGTGAAAGCCTGAATAAATTCATCGCGACAGCAATTGACGAGCGCATAGAGAGATTAAAAGCCGTCCAGTGAGGCGGCTCTCTTTTTGAATAAAATTAAGGCCCCGGATTGCTCCGAGGTCTTTTGCCTAAAACTTTTCTTCTATTATTTGGCTGATGCTTTTTCCGGTTTCCGATCTCATCCGTTCCAACTTTATTTTAAGCTCGCGCGGTACTGATATGTTTAGCGCTTCGCGTCCCTCTGCGGCTTCCTCTGGTTCGCCAAATTCGGCGGCGTAATCATCGGCATCAAGGTTTTCCTCCGCCCACTCTGATGCGTCTGCCGGTGTGTACGGTCTGATCTCTTCTCCCGGACCGCCGCTATTGCCATGCCATTCGCCGTACTTGCTGTTGCCGCCGCCCTCGCCGTGCAAAAAGTATTTTCCCGCTTTGGTTTTATATAGCGTTTCGCAGTAATAACTAAAATCCCGTGTGTCATATCCTGCTGGCTCTGCGTGCCCAATTTCCCTTGCCGTTTCCGTGTTGTAAAGTGCACCTTCGATTATTTTTTTCATAATGTTTTTGCTCCTTCCAATTGAGGGCCTTCCGGCCACTGACCGAGGTATGATTTTATAAAATCCCGAGTTTCGGGCGACAAGTCATGATTTATTGCCCAGGTGTATACAGTATGTGCAGCAGTCATTCCTCCAAATATAGAATCAAACTTTTCCGGGTAAGTTTTTTGAGATGGGCCGTATCCCCTCCCGCTGGAATATAACATTAATACCGGGATGCCATAATGTGATGCAGGGTGCTCTGTTGTAAGCTCGCAAAAATCATCTAATTTAAGTATTTTCATAATTTTCTCCCTTCCTGCCTGCCTTGCGGTCAGGGCTTACGGCTTATAATCTTATATGGTAGGGACTGTTGCATACTTGACTATGATACTTTGTGCTACGTAGCCGTCTTTTTTATCGTCTGCTAATACTGATGTTTTTAATATGCTTGATGTACCGGATATTTTAACGATTGCCATTTTCCAGCCATCACTATAGTTGTAGCGGTGTGCGCCTATTACCACATCAATTTTCTTGCCGATATCATTAGGCGTGTATCCGTTTTTGATAATCGCACGGTAGAGATTGCTTGTTTTGGTTTTGGGTGCATAGAGACCATTTACATACGCGATGACTTTCCTATCATTGACTGCTTCGTCCAACATAGTTTTTCTCATTTCATTACGCCCCTTTATTATTTTGAATTTGCGCAATCTCTTGATTGCATCATCATAATATCATGTACTTTGCGCAATGTCAATAATATTTTAATCAATATTTAA